GGTAAGGCCAATCAAACACTAACGACTCTAGCTATTACTTCTGGCCTGGGGACAACAACTCAAGTAGCCAAGGCCAATGTTACAGTCACAACTCTGGTCACTACCTCTGCAATTGGATCTGTAATTGTCCACGAAAACGAGGTCATCAATTTAACTGGGTTCCAGGTAGCATCTGGAATCGGAGCTGTGACAACAACCGCAGCTGCAAACGTAATCCCAACGGGAGTGTCATTTACGGCCTCGACCGGATCTATTTTGGTGTTTGGCCAGATAGACACCGATCAGTCGCCTGGCTACTCTGCCGTTGCAACAACTCAAACTCCGTCTTATACTGAGATTGATGCTGGACGCGATGCAGCATAACGAATTAGAATTTTTAAAAGAGGACCAATGAAATGGCAACTTATGTAAATGATTTAAGACTTAATGAGCTAGGTACTGGAGATGGTTCTGGTACTTGGGGAACTACAACCAACACTAATCTTGAGCTTATTGCAGAGGCGTTTAGTTTTGGCACCGAGGCCATAACCAGCAACGCTGACACTCATACCACAACCATAGCCGATGGATCTACAGATCCAGGCAGATCAATGTTCCTTAAATATACAGGCGCTTTAGATTCCGATTGTACTATCACCATTGCTCCCAACACCGTATCAAAATTATGGTTTATAGAAAATGCAACCACAGATAGTGGATCCTCTGGGCCTTACAACATTATTATCAAACAGGGAACGGGTGCTACAGTTACAATACCAAACAGTGAAGTAAAAGCGATTTACTCAGACGGAGCCGGGTCTGGTGGTGCAATGGTCGATGCTTTTACAGATCTAAATGTAAGCGGAGCTTTGCATGTAGGCGGCACAACACCCACAATTAAAATTGGAGATGCTGGCGCCGAAGATACAAAAATTGTCTTCGATGGCAACGCTCAAGATTTCTATGTTGGCTTAGACGATTCAGCCGATGATCTGGTTATTGGCTTGGGATCTGCGGTAGGTACAACACCAGCTATTGAAATCGATGAAAACCAAGACATCAAGTTTGCCCAATCTATAGGTGTGGGCCAGGCAGCATCCTCTACAGTTGGTGACATAACAGCGCAAACCATGTCACTTCTTGGCACCACGCCATCTTTAACTTTAGGTGATGGTGGCGAAGAAGATGTAAAAATACAATTCAATGGCGTAAAAGATTTTTATATCGCTAACGATGATTCAGCTGACAAATTAGTTATCGGCGAAGGATCTACTGTCGGGACCAATAGCATATTAACAATCACAGACGACACAGTTACCCTAGGTGACGGAGCGGCAGCTGACACAGCAATTATATTTGACGGTAATGCAAAAGACTTTTATGTGGCTCTGGACGATTCAGCAGATAAGCTGGTTATCGGCGAAGGCTCAACTGTAGGCACAAATAACATCCTTACCATTACAGACGATACCGTAACATTGGGTGATGGCGCCGCGGTAGATACATCCATCGTATTTGATGGTAATGCACAAGATTTTTATATCGCGCTTGATGACAGTGCGGACGATCTTATCATTGGACAAGGTAGCACAGTGGGATCAAACCCCGCTATAGCTATTGATGAAAACCAGAACGTTGCAATGGCCCAAGCATTGTCGGTGACTGGAAACATAACAGAAAATTCAGCTAGGATTGCTACTAACGGTAGAGCAGTAGCATTTAGTTTAATATTTGGATAATATAGGAGTAATTTATGGCAACACCAAATTTAGTAAGCGTAACTAGCGTAACACCATTTACCATAGCTGGAGCAGTAACAAACTCTGCTACAGACGTAATAGATGTTGCGGCCGACAAGGTTAGAAAAATAAACACCATTATAATTTCTAACGTTGACGGAACCAATGCGGCAGATATAACCGCCGAAGTTTCCGTTAATAACGGCTCAAACTATTTTCATCTTGCCAAAACTGTGTCAGTCCCAGCAGACGCGACCTTAGTTTTGCTTGACAAGAATTCACAAATTTACTTAGATGAAACAGATTTACTTAGATTAACTGCGTCAGCTAACTCAGACCTGGAGTATGTTATATCTGGTGAAATCTTAGATGATGCGTAAGGAGTTAAATTATGGCTCATTTTGCAGAACTTAATTCAAGCAACGAAGTATTACGAGTAGTAGTAATATCCAACGATGATGTAAATGCCAATGGTGGCGATCAACATGCAGATGCAGAAACATTTGTAGCAAGTATTGTTCCACACTCAACAGGCGGTACAGCTTGGAAACAAACTTCATACAACCATAACTTTAGAAAGCAATACGCAGGTTTTGGCTATACTTATGACGCATCTAAAAACAAATTCATATCACCAAAACCTTACGCATCTTGGTCATTAGATAGCAATGATGATTGGCAAGCACCTGTAACTTATCCTACTGTAACTGAAATTAGCTCGAATCCTGTCTTAATATTTTGGGATGAAGATAATCAAAAATGGTTAGGTAAAGTAGACTCAACCAACTACGAATGGGATGCTACTAATACTGAATGGAATGAGGTCTAAACATGGCCGACCTTAACGGCGGAATTATAGGGGTTGATAACCCACCAACTGAACAACCAGCAGTTACAACAACTTTTAATTCAAGCGGTACTTTAACTACTACCTCTTATACAACCTCAGTTGAATACTTAGTCATTGCAGGTGGTGCAGGTGGAGGTTCTACAGTTGGTGGTGGTGGTGGAGCAGGTGGATATAGAACTGCTACTGGTTTTTCTGTAGATGCTTCTACAGGCTATCCAATAACTGTAGGTGCTGGTGGTGCCGCTGGTGGCGGTCCACAAGGAGAAGGAAGTAATGGTTCAAATTCAGTATTTTCTTCTATAACTTCTGCTGGAGGCGGAGGTGGAGGTGGCTTTAATAGTGACAGTGCTGTTGCTGGTGGTTCTGGTGGCGGTGTTGGTGGTAGGAGTAACACTGCAAATGGAGCAGGTGGTGCCGCAGGAAATACACCCCCTGTAAGTCCATCACAAGGTAATGCTGGTGGTAACAGAGGCGGCGGTGGAGCAAACGCCCTTGGTGGCGGTGGCGGCGGCGGTGGAGCTGGTGCTGTAGGTCAACCAAATCAACAAACAGTACCAAGTGGCGATTTTTTTGATGGTGGTGATGGTGGAGCTGGTGCGGCCTCTTCAATCACAGGTTCATCTGTAACAAGAGCAGGTGGCGGTGGTGGCGGAGCTGATGTTAGTCAGACTGAGGGTGATGGTGGCTCTGGTGGTGGCGGAAAAGGTAGTGGTGATGGTGGTGCCGCAGGAACGGGATCTGCCAATACTGGCGGAGGCGGAGGCGGTGCTGGTAATAGTAATCCTGGCAAAGCTGGTGGCTCTGGTGTCGTTATTATTAAAGAGGACGCAGGACCTACTTTAGCATCTGGCATGTGGAATATGAACGCGGTTTATGAAAACGTAAAAGCAGGAACATGGACAAATGCCTAGATTAATCGGAGCAACACAAGCAGTAGCAACAACTGCCGCATTAACAACAACATTTAATTCGAGCGGAACATTCGATCCTGCCGCACCTACCTTCGACGCATTAGTAATAGCGGGTGGTGCAGGCGGTGGTGTTGAAAATGCCTCAACCGGAGTTGGTGGCGGTGGCGGAGCAGGTGGTTTCAGAGAAGTTACAGGAAACACATCTCCAGGCTCACCAACACCAGTTACAGTTGGAGCAGGTGGAGCTGGAGCGGCAAATACTGGAGGTAAAGGCTCAGATGGTGGTAATTCTGTGGTTGGTAGTGTTACTTCTAATGGTGGCGGTGGTGGTGGCGGAACACCAGGATCGGCTGGTTCAGCAGGTGGTTCAGGTGGTGGAGTTGCATTACATAACCAAATAGCACCAGAATTTAATGACTCATCAACAATGAGTAATGGTAATACACCTCCCACCTCACCATCACAGGGAAACCCTGGTGGTAATAGAATGTCTACTGGATCAAATGTTTCTGGTGGCGGCGGTGGAGCAGGAGGTGCAGGGGTCATTGGAGGAACTGGTGGGCCTACTAATCCTGGTGTATCGGGAGTAGGAACAGGTGGAAATGGTGCACCTTCTACTTTTTCTGGATCAGATGTAACTTATGCAGGAGGTGGCGGTGCGGCCGCACAAGGTATACCACAACCACAAGGCGGCCCGGGTGGTGGTGGAAACGGTGGTTTATATACTCCATCCGGTGCTAATGGAACTGCTGGAGCAACCAATAAAGGTAGCGGCGGTGGTGGTGGAACGAATCAACCTGGAACTGGAGCATCTGGAGCTGGTGGATCTGGCGTGGTAATTATTAAAGAACCGGCTTTTAAAACAGCATCAAGTATGTGGGATTTAAGAACTGTATATAGACAAATAAAAGCCGATGATTGGGTATAAATAAATAACAATTCAAATGTGTAGTGACTTGTGAATTTAAAATATTATTATTGGTTTTTTCAATCGGCTATTCCCAAAAGAATTTGTGATGACATAGTTCGTTATGGCAAAGAGCAAAACAAAGAAATGGCTCTTACGGGTAATGCTGGAAATAGTGACAAAAAACTTACCAAACTAGAACGCAAAAACATCCAAAAAAAACGCAAATCTGATATTGTATGGATGTCAGATAGGTGGATATACAAAGAAATACAACCTTACATACATCAAGCAAACGCAAATGCAGGCTGGAATTTTGAGTGGGATTGGTCAGAGTCTTGTCAATTTACTGAATACAAAAAAGGTCAATTTTACGACTGGCATTGCGACTCATACGAAGAACCTTATAATAATCCCGAAAATGAAAATACACATGGCAAACAAAGAAAACTTAGCATGACTGTATCACTTACCGATCCAGATGAATACCAGGGCGGTGATTTGGAGTTTGATTTTAGAAACACAGATGAAGGCTCTCAGCCTAGAATATGTAAAGAAATTAGAAAAAAAGGTAGCGTTATTATCTTTCCATCTTTTGTTTGGCATAGAGTTAAACCTGTAACTAAAGGCATACGCCACTCCTTAGTATGTTGGAATTTAGGCTATCCATTCAGATGATTGATTTTTTTATTTTAGTTTTTACATTTATACTTATAAAAGGTTTATTTCTTGATCCACCAGGACCAGGGCAATGGCAATGAGTTTTAAGAAAAATAAATATCAAGTAATCAAAAGTGCTATATCAACAGAATTAGCAGACTTTTGTTATCAATATTTTTTAAAAAAAAGAGCTGTTGCAAGACATTTATTTGATGAAAAATACATTTCACAATTCACTGAATACTTCGGTGTATGGAACGATCAACAAATACCAGAAACTTATTCGCATTACGCAGATATAGTCATGGAAACTTTATTGCAAAAAGTAAAACCAATTATGGAAAAAGAATCGAAAGTAAAACTTATTGAAACTTATTCATACGCTAGAATTTACAAAAAAGGTGATGAGCTAAAAAGACACAAAGACAGATACTCATGCGAAATATCTACCACAATGCACTTAGGCGGCGATGAGTGGCCCATATATTTAGAGCCATCTGGAAAAGAAGGCCAGGATGGTGTTGAGGTAAATTTAAAGCCAGGCGATATGTTGATGTATAGAGGCTGTGATCTTGAACATTGGCGCTCTGCTTTTAAAGGCCAGGATTGTGGACAAGTGTTTTTACACTATAATGATGCTAGTGGCAAAAATGCAGAAAAAAACAAATTTGATGGTAGGTCTATGATTGGATTACCAAGTTATTTTAAAAAATGATAGACTTTCTTATATTAGCAGCAACAATATTTGCAGTAGCAAGTCTTGGTGTTTTATTCATGGGAGATGGTGACGATCACCCTTTATAGGAGAAGATTATGTTAGATTTAACATTACAAATAATCCAACTGGCCCCATGGGTCATATCCGGAGCATCGTTAATAGCCGCTCTCACCCCAACCCCTGCCGATGACGCCTGGATAGGTAAAATTTATCGGCTCGTAGATTGGTGTGCAATTAATATTGGCAAGGCCAAGGAGAAGTAAAAATGAGTTTATGGACTAGGGTAGTGGATTTTTTCACCGGAACAGAAGAGAAAAAAGTAAGAGCTAGAACCAAAAAAGGTCAATATGTGGCAGATGATAAATCAACGCCAGATGTAGATGAGGCTTACACAACAATTAGAGTGGCAAAAAAACCCGGCAGGCCCAAGAAAAAATAATGGCCACTGTCAAGGATGCGTTAAACGCAATAGAATCACACGAACGCGAGTGTAGAGCCTTGTACAAAAACATCGAT